TCCGCATTCGGGGCAGCACACTTCGTCTGGGAGAGACTCCCAGTCTGCTACTGATAATTCATGTCCACAAACGATGCATCGATATACTTGTTTCATAATTTTCTCCTTAGACTACCGGAAATGTGTGTGCATCCAATTTAGCTTGGTATGCTTCTGCGTGACGCTTTTCAACTTTGGCCAGTGCGGCAAAACGCTTTTCTGCCAAGGCCAAGACTTTCTTAAATTGTTCAGCGTGTTCACGGCTTTCCTCAATTTGTTGTTCTGCTTCTTTGGCGGCTTCTAACTCACCTTCACGAACAGCAATGGTTTGGAACTCGGGATACATTGTGGTAAACTCATAAGTTTCACCTTCGATGGCAAGTTCTAAACATTCCTTGGTCGTAGGCTTTCCAATCAACAATTCTAAATGGCCCCAGGCGTGTAGTAGTTCTTGATCTGCTGTGTGCTCGAAGTGTTTGGCCACTTCTTCAAAGCCTTCTGCACGAGCCAATTTGGCAAAGTAACGATACTTGATGTGAGCCTGCGACTCGCCTGCCAATGCATTTTCAAGATTTTTAATTGTAACAGACATAATTTCTCCTTTGTGTGTCTAGTTTATATTGTAGTAGTATTTAATAATAAGATCAAGCAAATTAATAGGTTTTTCCTATTATTTTATCTATGTGGAAAATAGGAAAAAGTTATTGCCTTACATCAATAATATTGTACACAAAAAGAAAGGGCCCCTCAAGGCCCTTTGGTTTTTTCTGTTACGAGGTATTTCCTACCCTAAGCAGTGTTTAGGCTGCTAATGCGAACTGTTCGTCGTTTGCGTTTACGTTTTGTGTGTCTTCGATCAGGTCACCCCAATCCTAACGGCTTCTACATTGCCGGACTGTCCATTTCATTACTCTTGACCCAATCGATCCTGTGTCAGGCCCGGCATAAACACACTTCATGGATGAACCCACTTGTCGCCTTGCGGCTAGAGTATGTTTATGGTGGACCTGGCGGGCACTGCCCCCGCGTCTTGAATCCTTTTCAATCTACTTCATACAGTCTTACTACTGTATTAGTTTGGAACTAATACAATTCTTTGAGCATTGATTTGCGAATCAAAAATTTGCTCGTAATGATATCCATATGGTGGAGGGGGTAATGTTGGTTGTGGAACAAACACGGGTTGTGGTTGAACATAAATTGGTTCGTTCACAATGTAGGGATATGGACGAGCCAATTCAGCACCGATAATAACTCCTGCTGCCAATGGCGCTACACCACAACTCCAGCATCGTTCGCGATGATAATATTCACCTCTATGCCATTCGTGAGCACCGGCGCTGACTGCAGTTAGCCCTGCCAAAGCCAATAAACTTGCTAGAATAATTTTTTTCATCGCAATCTCCTTTTATTGTGTAAATGTTTGAGTAAACACTTGTCCACGATAGCTAAAAGTTACAACAGATCCCTGTTGTACGGTAACTGGAATATATCTGCAGACTTCACGCACTTCTGCTCTAGCACCATCCTTACCTACTTCGTTGCCAATAGCACCACCGATCAATGCACCGGCAATACCACCGACTAGTCGATCGTTACTGTTGCGACCAATTGTACTACCAATTGCACCGCCTGCTAGGGCACCGATAGTAGTATCCCCGCGGCTATTATCACGAGCTACTTCACGCATTTCGCACTGCCTCTGTTGGACTGTGACAAAACGTGGTTGAACATTAACTACAGTAGCAACTTCTTGTGCCATTGCTAGACCGCTTACAGATAACAAAAATAACAATAAAAACTTTTTCATAGTGTTTCCAAAAAAAATATGACGGAACCGTTAAATAGCCTCCGCCCGGCCAGTACTGGACCTGCTACGCAAGTACGCTTAACGGGTTATGTATTTATTATACACTAATCTTCATCAGGTGTCAAGCATTAGATAAATCGTATAGTCCAGTTACTCCGGGACCCTTACAATTACGATCATTCATAAATGTTAAAACTTGACCTCTATTGCTACCAGCGTTGAAACTGATATGGTGCCAAGGCTTGCCTGTACCTGTGGTTTTATATTCCAAAATAAATTGATCAAAGGAGATGTTATCACGAACCCACTGTGCCCTAGTATAATAGTCAGCTTTGCTAGCTTGTGCATATTGTATATCACAGGCCAGGCCGAGATTATGCTGACTTTTAGCAGCACCGACTCCGGCAGCTCTAAATGAGCAAGTCATAAAAGCATCCGGAAATTGAATCTTGATAGGATCAAAACAATTTTTAACTAGATTGGCTAGATTCTGTACAACTGCATCAACTGTAGTTCCGTTGGATGCTGCCAAAGATGCTACATCATAGGGAAATACCACACCGGGCTGTTTGGTCACAGTCTTAACATAATAGGTAATACCGGTGCCTGTTGGTTTTGCAGGACTGACATATAATACCGTATCATCGACTGTACTACCGGGAGTAGGTGTACTGGCAGGATCTCCCGCTTTAGGAGTACCGGCGGTGGTATCAGCAGCAGCAGCATTATTACCTGCTTGGCTACCGGCTGTTACATCAGCCTGCTGGATCGTACCTTTGTCTGCTAATTGTGCTGTCGATGAAACAACAGCTTGGTCAGCAGCAACAGGAGGATCAGCTATACCCTCCTGCGCTTCCTGAACTTCTTGTTCTGCCGGAAAGTCGGGACTATTGATAGCGGCTGCTATTGCGGCTGCGACAGCCGAATCAACTCCGTTTTCCCATAATGCAATAGGGACATTATTGGCATAGACATTGCCACTATGATAAACATCGTCAATACCACCTAATCCCGGAATATACGGCATACTCTTTTCCTTATTTCAATGCAATACCTGTAGTACCTTCTACATACTGATCGGCAGCATCTTTCTTGCTGGCACTGATAGCCATTACATGACTCTTTTGTAGAGTAACAAAGTCATCACTGCCTAACAACATCCAAGGCATCATACCTAACCCGCCACCCTGCATGGTTAACGCTAACGGGCGATGAATTTTAACTTCGGTATCAGTTTCACTTTCAAATCTAGCAATAAGTTCATCGCTGTTGATCAGCTTTAAACTAACGGTATCGCCTGCTTTATAACCTTTGTTTAATAATAACATATTTTAGTACCTATAAGTTTCTGGTTTATATGGGCCACTTTGGTCAACACCGATATAATCAGCTTGTTCTTTTGTCAATGTAGTTAGCATAGCACCAATCTTATTTAAATGCAACTTAGCAACTTTTTCATCTAAATGTTTGGGTAATGTATACAATTCACCTACATTATATTGGCCGGGATTGGTCCACAATTCAATCTGTGCTAGAACTTGGTTGGTAAAACTATTGCTCATAACAAAACTTGGATGTCCTGTGGCGCAGCCTAGGTTGATAAGTCTGCCCTTGGCCAACAAGATAATTTTCTTACCGTCTGGGAAAACAACGTGATCGACCTGTGGTTTGATTTCATCCCAGGTGCAATTGCTGAGACTGGCAACATCGATTTCATTGTCAAAGTGACCAATGTTACACACAATGCTTTGATCTTTCATAGCATCCATATGTGCTCTAGTGATGACATTGACATTGCCTGTGGCTGTTACAAAGATATCTGCTTTGTCAGCAGCATATTCCATAGTGACCACGCGATAGCCCTCCATAGCAGCCTGTAGTGCATTGATAGGATCGATTTCAGTTACCCATACTTGAGCACTTAGTGCACGAAGTGCCTGTGCTGAACCTTTGCCCACATCACCATAGCCAGCAACCACAGCAACTTTACCTGCAATCATAACATCAGTGGCTCGTTTGATACCGTCTACTAGACTTTCTCGGCAACCATACAAGTTGTCAAACTTAGATTTAGTCACTGAGTCATTGACATTAAACGCACGGAATGGAAATGTACCAGCAGCAATAGCTTCTTTAATACGATAGATACCTGTAGTAGTTTCTTCGCTAACACCAACAATACCTGCTACCAATTCCGGATGCTTGTTAATGATCCACCAGGTTAGGTCGTGCCCGTCATCGAGAATCATGTTAGGAGTCCAGCCATCGGGGCCAGTACAGGTGCGCTCGATACAGTCCCAATATTCTTCTTCAGTTTCGCCTTTCCAAGCAAAAACAGGAATACCTAGATCAGCAACAGCAGCCGCAGCGTGATCTTGTGTGGAGAAAATATTACAACTGCTCCAACGAACACTGGCACCTAATTTGACCAATACTTTGATCAACAGGGCTGTTTGAATGGTCATGTGCAATGATCCAACAATACGAGCACCTGCTAGAGGTTGTTGATCTTGATACTCTGCTAAAATCGCCATCAAACCTGGCATTTCTGATTCAGCAATTGCAATCTCTTTGTGTCCCCAGGCTGCTAGGGCGATGTCTGCTACTTTATAATCGGTCATATATTCCTTAATTTTTATGATGTTGCCAATGTTGATCAGTACCACCTAGGTGTCCCCAATCGCTGTCGACTGTTAGTTTACTTGAGATGCCGCCACGGGGACGGAACTCTATTTCTATTCTAATACGATCTGGTTCGTAAGCAGCCATCAAGTGCTTGTACATTACATCCATGGCACGCTCGTAACTGATCACGGTATCTCTATATTGGAATAGATATTCTTTTAGACTTTTCAATTCTATGGTTTTATCCTTACCATAGAACCAAATAGTAATATTTCCAAAGTCCGGTTGATTATGCACTCCTAGAAATGTAAATTCCGGAATGCTAATACGTTGTTCATATCCCTTGGCAGCATTGGGCAGACTTTTTAGTGTGGTGCCGTCAATAGCACTCCATAATTTCTTTGTTGTCATTTTTACCTTAATTAATCGGATCTTCTTTTGTTGGCATTGTGCACAATGCTTCTAAAGTTTTATAATGTTCGTAGGCCTTTTGTAATGCCTCAAAGTGTTCTAATTTTTCTAAATCTGGTTGTAGTATAGCCAATCTCTTTTCTATAGTTTCTAACAAATCACCTAGACTACGACCCTTCCATTTGATATCGCCGTCAAAGTTAGCATCGCCGGCAACTTCTAGTGTAGACTTTGAGGTAGTCAACGGAGCAGTAGAAATAGTATAGGGACCGCCGGGTTGATGCCAATTATATGATCCCGGCATACTACCAGTTAGATAAGAACCGCTGGAACCATTGGCACCATTACCTAGTATAGATCCACTAGTACTACCGCCAGTTCCACCATTGCAGGTAATATTACCCCATATGGAATTCAGTGTAGAAATATCTATAGTAGTTAATGGCGGGAGGCTAGAAGAGTTTAAAGTAATATGATTATATGCTTCGTCAACTTCTTGGGCTATTATACCTTCAGATTTTTCTTCGCAGGATACTTCGGCAGCTTTTACTCCGCATAGTGCCTCTTTGATTTTATCAAGATCTTCTTTAGTCGCCATACCCGCCAGCCGTTTCCTCAATATACTTCTTGAGTTCGGTAAAGCCACCGATTAGATTTTCATTGATAAAAATCTGTGGAACAGTACGAGCAGTGGGAACTGCTTCTAATAAATCTTCTTTGGTATAACCGTCACCAATCTTACGTTCCTCAAAAGGAATACCGCGTTGATTTAATAATGCCTTGGCTTGTTCACAGAAGGTACAGTGATACTTACTCCAAACTATTGCTTTTGTCATTGTTATTTTTCCTTTTATTATAAATCTGGTAGTTCATCATAGCTAACATTGTCGCTCATCACACCAATTACATAATTGGTAGATTCATTTTCTTGCAGAGCAGTTTGTTTCTTACCTATGTTAACGTGTTTGTTAAACCATGGGATGGGGCTGCTCTTAGGATGTTCTCCTAGATATTTAATGCCTATATCTTTAAGGCGAGTAAATGCTGAATAGTCAACAAAGTTCTTTAGAATGTCTGCGTTAAGTCCGATCACAGGACCTTTCTTGAATAGATAGTCAGCCCACGCTTTTTCTTCTGCGATGACTTCCATATACATAGCATAGACTTCTTCAGCACACTCAGTTTCTAACTGGGCAAAATCTGGATCATCTTTAACACATTGATTGATCAACCAAGCAGTCCATTCTGCGTGTAGCAATTCATCTTGCAAGATCAAACTAATGATATTACCGTTGCCGATATAGATTTTATTTTCAACCATGGCCAATGATGTAGCAAATGACACCATGAATCTTAGGGCTTCGAGTGCGTAGCTGGCCTGCAGAGCCAACCAGATAGCACGTTTATGTTCCATTGTCGAAATTTCCTCACCCAACTCTTTGCGGCAGTTGAGTTCGTGTAGTGCTTCGTAGTATCTACCGACATTAGCAGCCATTGACACAATTTCTTGTGTATCGTGGATTTTATTAAATTCTTCTTTTGGTACACCATAGACATTCCTTATAATGTGACTGTAGCTCTTTGAATGAATATTAGTTTCGAACATCGACCAAATAGACACTAAAGATTCCAATTCAGGAATACTTACCACAGGAGTAAAGATTTGCACAGGAGCACGACCTTGTATGCTGTCTAATGCAGTTTGACGCAACAAATTTGAAGTGAATATATGTTTAACAGCCTCGCTAGCATCTTTATGATCCATTTTGTCTTTGGTAAGACTAATTTCTTCGGGAACCCAAAAAAATCCTCTCTGAAGTTCTTCAAATTTAGCAATTTTAGGATGCCTATATTCTTCAAATCGTTGAATAGTAACTCGTCCGTCTAAGAACATTTTACGCTTCAAATAATTTGTAGGCATAGATAAATCATATGGTCTTGTCATTTTTTTTCCTTAGAGCTTACAGGCCTCACATGAATCATCTTCAAGCTCTGCATATACTGTAACAGGCTCGACAGTGATTAATCTATCAGTTTGAGTATTTAAAATATTCTTAGCACCAGTTTTGTTTATCAAACTGTAGTACATGGTCTTCAAACCCCACTTGTAGGCCAACATTAGATTCTTGGCAATCAATGTGCCGGGAACCTTACCATCGGCAAAGTGTGCAGGATTATAGAAAGTGTTTGTACTCAACGACTGATCAATATACGCTGCCAACACTGCACTGGTCTTTAGATAACCTACACAGTCTTTCTGTTCCCACATTAGTTGATAGCGATTCTTTAATCTACGATATTCAGGAACTACTTGCACGAACGAGCCGGCTTTGGATTCCTTGACACTGATCAACTCCATTGGCATTTCAATACCATTGGTGGAGTTGAGTACAACCGAACTAGATTCAACTGGCGCCACAGCCATTAGAGTAGCATTGCGAATACCATATTGTTTCATACGTTCACGCAGTGGCTCCCAGTCTAGGCTAGGTGCAAAGTCTGTTAACTCGTTAACACCGGCATTACGGCGTTCCCAAGGAAATACTCCCTTACCGTAGAATGTATGTTCACTACGTGTGCAGGGTCCCTTTTCTTGGGCAAGCTCAACACTCATATCGGTAAGGTAATAGGCTTGGTGTTCCATCCAGCGTTTGACTTCTTTTAAGGCTTCTTCAGTACCATACTTGAAGTTGCGTTTGGCATGCCAGTAAGCTAAATTGGTAATGCCGACACCTAGTGGTTCGAACTCTTTGTTGGCCAGTTCGCTTTGCACCGACAAGAAGTCCTGATAGCTCAATAGATTACTCAATGAGCGTACTAACACTCGGCAGGCTTTTTTCATTTCCTGAGGGTTACGGAAGGCGCCCCAGTTGATGCTGCCAAGAGTGCAAAGAGCAATTCGTCCTGTAGAGTCTTCAATTCTCTGGAAAGGTCTCGTGGGTAGAAGGATCTCTTGGCATAGATTGGATTGATAAATTGGATCAACTGTTGTATCAAATGGGCCCTGCGAAATGACGTTGTCGATATTGACAAGGTATATGCGACCCGTATCAGTCCTTTCTTTAAGAATTTGATTTTTGAATATCTCATCTGCCGATACGACTTTCTTTTTAATTGTCGGATGCTTTTCATAGTTCAAGTATAGTTGTTCAAATTCTTCTGTGCTACGATAGTAGGCTTCGTATAGGTCCGGAACTTCGTGCGGATCAAATAGTGTAATGGTTTGATTATTCTTATAACGATTCCAGAACATCTTATTGACTACCACAGAGTAATCCATTTGACGAACACGAGTTTCTTCAGTTCCTTGATTATTTTTCAGAACAATAAGGTCTTCAAATTGGTAATGCCAGATGGGAAAAGTAACTGTGCAACTTGCGTTACGAATCCCGCCCTGTGAGCAAGAGCGTAGGTCAGCAAACCATTTCTTCAAGAATGGTATCATACCCGTGTGTTTGATTTCTCCGTTGCGAATCGGTGCTCCTAAGGGGCGGATTCGGCCGATTTCTAGGCCAATTCCAGCTCGTTTTGAAGCATATTTGGCCATCATTTCGCCTGCGGCAAATATACTGTCCAGGGTGTCATCTGAGCTAATAAGCACGCAGCTTGAAAACTGCTTAGTGGTAGTGCCCAGCCCAGCCAATACTGGTGTAGCAAGGGTAAAGTGGCCATCGCTGGCACATTCATAGTATTCTTTAACATATTTTAATCTCTTGTCTTTGGGTTCTGCGTGGAACGCTGTGGCAGCGGCAATGGCATAGCGAACTTGGGGAGTTTCGTAGATGGTATTGGTGGCACGATTCTGCACCAAATACTTTTCTGTTAGCTGTGCGATAGCAGCATAGGTATAGTCTTCGTCTTTGCTATGGTCGATAAAAAGATCAATGATGTTCCATTCATCTTCTGTATACCAATCTAGCAGTTCGGCAGTATACATACCTAGGCTAACATTCTTCTTAACAATGTCAAATAACTTGGGAGGAGTATAACTACCGTAGACTTCTTTACGCAGCATACTGACACGCTGACGCCCTGCTACATACTGATAGTTAACATTGTTAATCTCTGGATTTTCTGTTTCGTCAATTAAATCCACCATGGCCTTTAACAATAGTTCATCTATTGTCTCTGTGGTCATGCCATCGTGTAGTTCTATCTGTGCTTTAATTTCCACCATGCTAGGACTGACACCGTCTATACCTGTGCAAGCATGGGCTACTTGTCTTTGAATCTTTGAAATATCGAGAGGAACGCTCTCTCCATTACGTTTGACCACTGTGATCATATGTTGTTTAGTAACCTTTTCTATTGTGTCGAGAATGATATTTACCGGGGGACTTCGACTTCAACTATATTTTCTAGGTAAAATGAATCGGGCACTTTTTCCAGTGCTACAGGACCATTATCGTTGTAGTTAATAGCCCAAGAATCGTCGACACAGACTATATTATACTGTCTAGATTGGCTACGATCTACTAAAATCCTAATGTTTATTACACTATTATTAAACTTTTTAGTCAATTTAAGTGTTTGTGCTATCATTAGAGCCTTGGTAAAGTCATCATAGACATTTTCTGCTATGATTTCCCACGGTGTTGCCCAAGTCTGCTTGTTGAATGGATCTATATTTCTATTGTAGGGAACAAAGGGAGCATCTCGCCAAAAGTCCCACACTGTTTGTAAAGGGTCGTGAGACTCTTCTAATTCAGCACGATGATGTGCCCACGACTCTAGTCGGTCGTTGACATTTTTTTTAAACATTAATATTATTTAATTGTGGTAATTATATATTCGAAAACGTAATTATTACTATCTGCGTTATTACATGTTAGTGTAACATAATTTCCGCCACCACCTGTATAGGGACTATTAGATAAATCAGTAGAAAATGTTAATAAAGTACTAGAGTTTGGTACTAGTTCACTGAACGAATAACTATCCGATACACTAGCATACCCATCTGCGGAAATTACCAAGGTCAACACACCGTTTCTAGTAAATGTGGTATCGTGATTTAATGTATAATTAAAAATTAAAGTTTGATTATGCCCAGTTAAATCTACAGGCTTAACATTGTTTTGGCCAGGAGTAATAGTAATGTATTGGACAGTAGGGTTACTCGATCCACCGCCACCACCGCCACCCATTATATTGTTAAGATCAACTTCGGTTAAAATGCGAGTATTGTTATTGTCAATAGCACCTTCTGTAATGCTTTTACCAATATAAAGATGTTGAGTGTCTTCTGCCCAACCAAACTCGCCGGGGCTGAGTTTTGGGATACCACCTGTACTTTCTTGCCCTCTTCGGACCTGAATTTTCGCAATTTCCACCACAGCCATAAATTATATCCCCTTATAGGATATTTATCTTACTGTGTTAGCAGTTGCTTGTAGCCCAATAGTCCTGTGGTATAGTATTGTTCGACTTTGTTAAGCCAAGCATCTTGCCACTTATTAAAGTCTTCAGGTTTAAGTGTAAATTGTTGATATTGTAGATCTCTAGAACACATAAAGATATGTCCTTCGCGAATATCAGTACCGTAGACTTCGTTGTGCGCTAGAATATAGGCCATAAGCTGTAGATAATAGTCATCTACCCATTCTTCTTTCTTGGGCTTATTGGTCTGTTTATAATCGCAAACTGCAGGCTTGCCTTGATATACGCCCACTAGGTCAGTGGTGCCCGAATAAAGCCCGGGAAAATATAGGCTTTGTTCCATGGCCCAAATTTCTTCCATGTGTGCTAGGCCGTTTTGGATAATAATATCAGCCATTTTGTTGGCTTGAACATGCACAGGGTTATTGCCCGGTTGACGTTGCTCGCCTACAATAAACCGTTCCAAATTGGCGTGCATGGCTGTGCCAACACCACTGGCTTCTTTGGTAATCTGTGCAGCCTTTTCCTCGCCAATGCGGTTACGCCATTCGATTAAGTGCGTTTGATCTTTGGTAGCACCAAGGATAGTGGTTACGCTGGGCAACGATTCTCCGTCGGGAGTTTGGTACGATCGTTTTCGAGTTACAGGATCATTTACCTGTACACAGTTTTTATATTGGAATCGTTCAACGAATGGTGGAGGAGTAAATGTAGGTGTCATATATAATTAATTATAACATCTAAAATAAGATGTTTGCAATCATGACAATTAAGCTGTATAAGATCCGCAACCAACCGTTTTAAATATATGAGCCCAATAAGTTATGTTACTAACAGTGAAGTTAGCAACAACATCACCACCTGTACCAGTTGGTCCTGTGAACTGTACAGATGCACTTACTGCACTAAGGGGTACCGCAAGACCAATCGTTGGTGGATTTGGTACAAAATTAGTATTAATCGTAACTGCACCGGTTGATCATGGTTTATTTGTTCCTTCTATACACAGCGTTTGATGTATTTTATCAAGTTATTTATATTAAATTTAAAGTTGGGGTAGTTATTTTTTTATTATGCAATAAAAAAACCGCTAGATGTAAATATAAACACAGTATTTGAGCCCACTGTAGCAGTTGAAATACCAGAACCAATATACCTTCCATGCCAAGATACAGTAGGTACCGATACAATAACAACACCCGAGCCGCCGGCACCACCCCCCGGGAGGCCGCAAGAGGTCATGCCACCAGCTCCACCGCCGCCAGTAAACGGTGTTCCGGGCCTCCCGGGATACACAACACCGCCAACACCGCCACTACCGCCGCCACCTAAGCCGCCCGAGCCACCGTGGGCGCCCGAAACCCATCCAAACCCTCCGCCGCCGCCGGCAAAGTAGACAGCATTAGTAGCAGTAATGTACTGCCCTACACCTAATGCAATTGCTGTAGTAGTAGAAATTATTGTAGTAGTTGTACCAGTACCGCCTCGGCTACTGGTTCCGCCAGCCCCATAAACACCGTTATAACCAGCTCCACCTGCACCACCGCCACCGCCACCGTCACCGTAGATACCACCATCAGAAACACCACCTGCAAATCCTTGGTACAATGTCCCGGCTCCGCCTGGTGCAAATGTGCCTCCACCACCACCACCGCCAGAACCACCACAGCCACCGGGACTCTGTACCGTGTAATATGCACCGCCGCCATAACCGCCACCTATGGCAGTATATCCAAATGCAGAACTATTTGTTCCAGAATTTCCATGTGAATTGGTAACGACACCAGCACCCCCGGCACCTACAGTAATAGAATAAGAAATTCCAGAAGTTAATACAGTACTAGAAGATATAACTCCACCAGCCCCGCCGCCACCAGCTCCACCAGCATTTTGGCAGGCTGCACCGCCGCTACCGCCACCTGCAACTATTAGATAACTGACACTGTATTGCCCAGCGACAATAGAATCGCTAGCAGTCGAAAGAGCTCCGGCTCCCCTTATATTAGAAGCATAAACTTTGAATGTATATGTAGTACCAGTGGTCAATCCCGATACTAGTATACTACCCGATGCACAGGTGCTGGTAGTTGCACTGATACCTCCGGGCAAGCTAACAGCAGTATACAAAGTTATTGTAAATCCGCCATTATTTGTAGGCGCAGTATAGGATACTTTGATATTTGAACCGCAGAGTACTGCACTGGTAATAGTAGGAGCATACGGAACTGTTAAATTACACTTAACCGTGAATCCGGTTCCCTGAATATTAAAGCCGCCAGATATTATCATAGATTATTTCCTATGGCGTATTTATGGATTATTTAATTGCAGTTTTGGCGTTATGAGCTGCCATTGAATCTACACTAGGACCGCCACCGCCGCCTTGAACACCCTGCGAGGGTTCTTGGGGAGCATTTGGATCTTGTACAGTGGTATTTAGAATAACTGTACCATCATCTTTGATGTCTTTGATAACATCACCTTGTGGATCAATTTGATTCTTGAGAGCAATCAATCCATCAGGTGTGCTGATGCCTAGGGCAAAAGGTCTTAATATATTTTGAACAACAGGCCAAGGTAATTCACTGGCCTGTTGATGGCCAGGTTTATTAGCTAGTCCTTGGAGGACAGCTAGAACTTCTCTAGATCCTCCTTGGTCAACTTCAAACAATCTCATTTTGCTAAACGAGCAATAATACTGTGTGCTTCAGCTAGTCTGCGAGCTGTGCGTTGTTGACGGCTTTCACGAAGACCACGGCCGGCAGTTTCTGGTCCGCCAACAGCAGCATCACTAGCACCAAACTCGTCGCCCGGATTCATAGCATCAGGAGCACCGATATCTAGACCAGGTTCTTCGCCGGGCATACCACCGGCCATTGGGTCAGCGCCCATAGGAGCAGCTGGCATACCACCGCCTGCTAGACCAGCAACAGCATTGCTGATAGCTTCACGTTGTTGTGTTAGTGTTTCTAGTGTAGCACTCAAAGCAGGAGCAACAACTTGTTTGAATGCTTCGGCTTGTTCTTGACCAAAGTCAGCACGAATGCTGTCTGCTAGTTCAATAAGAGCTTTGGTTTGATATTGACCAACACGTTGCATCCAGCTGGTATAATCATTAACGATGTCACCGGCGGCTGTGATTGTCTTGGCTTTGGCTTCTTCGTCTTCGGCTAGATAGAATTCTAAACTTTCATTTACAAAACGAACATTGTGTTTAAATTGGCTTTCTTCTAGTTTGCCGGCCTTGGCCATTTTAGCACGAACAGCACCTGCTACACGTTCTCCGGCTTTCTTGCTACCATATTCTTTAGCAGCCTTTTTAGCCACTGCTTTGAAGCCAGTGGTCTTACCGTTATTGTGCTTGCCTTCGTCGCGTTCCATCATAGCACATTCTTTGCAGTCGCAATCTTGAGGATGCTTCATGCCTTCCTTCATCTTGTGTACACGGCCTTTGACCGCAGCTTTAGGAGCACCACCTAACATACCTTGTAGGTGGCTGGTGTCTTTCTTACCATTGTCGCTAGAGTCTTTGTCAAACTCTTTAGACTTCTTAGTGTGTACTGTACCAGTAGATGTTTTCTTCTTGTTGAAGCGGCTAGGAGTATCTTGATCAGCATTACGATCACCGTCAAAGTTTTCTTTGACATCATACTCTTTTCCACCAACCTTAATTTTCTCACCGGGTTGAACGCCATCTTTTTTAGCATCACGAACAGCTTTGCCAAAGGCATTACCTTCCATTTCTTTTTTATCTTTCTTGATGGTTTCTTTGACCTTGGCACTCTTAGCAGCACTCTTCATTGGTTCTGTTTTATTACCATCTTTGTCTAGATCTAAAAAGTCTGGTTTAGCACCTTTAGATGCTTGTGGATGTTTGGCGACTTTAACGCCTTTTTTACCTTCTGTTAGTGCGTCGATCTTGTCGCGCAGTTTTTGCATTTGTTCGCCTAGCATTTCTTTAATCCTTGTGTTGAGCAATTCTAACATTGCTTTATCTTTTTGGTAAGTTTCGTTGGTTAATAAATCATTGAACTTAGCAGCACCTTCATGTTGGAAAATACGAGTACGTAGTTTATTACGAAAGTCTTCCAACTGTTCGCGACCATATTTTTCTAAATTAACACGGGCACCGAATTGTTTTTCTAGGTTCTCGTTTAGATGAGAACTAGTCATTGTTTTGTTAAAGTCAGTGGTCTTCATAGGGTTTCCAAAAAGTGTTTAAGTTATTTATACGAGTTTTAAAAGTTTGTCAAAACTGTTAACTATAATCTTTTTGTATTCTGCCTTCTTGATGCGTGCAATATTAAATTTTGTTACGCTGATGTGATAGTTATCGAGAGACTTCTTGCTGCTTGAACGAATGGCACGATCGTGTAGTTGTTCTTCAAATAGAGCATAACCATATTGGCGATCAGTATTGACTAGATCAGTGTCTAACATTCTACCCAGTGCCAAGCTATTAGCTACAACCGCTGCGGTCTGTGGTAGGTTGATTTGTTTGACCACTATATCACCCCAAGCATCTACTATGTTATACCAACCTGCTTGATTCTTCACTATGGTATAATCACCTATCTTGATATAACCTCTAGGCAATTTAACAGGAACCACTAGACCCTTGTTTCGCAGTTCGGCTTGAATTTCGCGAGTTGCGTTCAGTATCTTTTGGTATAGATCTTCAGATATCTCTTTCATTGACATTCTTTATTAACAAATTACTATCTTTACTTATTTTATAGATACCCTTGCGTACTAAACCCTGGGCAAGCCACTGATCGTGCTCGTCTAGGCTGGTTAGTTGCACACGCTCGTGGCGTTCTATAAACTTGTTTTCTTCGTTGTTAACTGGAATGTCTAGGCCAGATAATAGCTGATGTATTTTCATACCTGTGCCTGTTGAGGTTGGCCTAGCTTTTGTTGTAGGGCCTGTTGCTGTTTTTGTAGTGCTTGAATCTGCTGTGTCAATTGATTCATCTGCTGTTGGCTTTGTTGCTGCTGTGGATTAGGTTGTTGTTGCTGACCCATTGGCTTACCAACTTGTGGTGTAGCAGGATTGCCTTGTTGTCCAGGAGCAGGGGATTGAGGGTTTTGATTGCCTAGTGTAGGCTGTGGTGTTTGCCCTGCTGGAGTTGCAGGTGCTGTACCTGTAGGCTGTGTTGTCTGAGGTGTGTTAGAAGTGTTAGGTGGACCTTCTGTAGGTGTTGTGGGATTATCACCACTGGCTTGTCCGGGAGGCACTGGTGCGACTGTTTGTTCTAACAATTCTCTAATTTTCATATTTTAATGTTTTTGTAGTATTACAACAATTAAACCTAGGACACCTGTAATAACAGTGCCAGCAGTGCCAATAATGACCTTGGTCATACTAGAATGGCCATCTTCGATTAGTTTCTTTAACGAATCAAATTTACCTTCAATGGAAGTCAATCTGTCGTCTAGACTCTTGTAGCGTTGGGCACACAGGTCAACGTGCGCTTCTAGGTTTGTTTTTTCTATATCAATAATCGGTCCGGTGGACATTTGGGTAGCTCCTTCAGTTGAGTAGTACGGTGCCTTAAATTGTGCCTAAATGTGCCTTGATGATTGTATTTTTAGCGGCGATATCTTTGCAGTCAAAGATCGCCTTGTCAATATTTACCGTTTCTGTAAGATTTTTAATGATTGGCACACCGTCTAGATCATCGAGCAACAGTCCTAATATATCACCGGTAGCACTGGTATATACACCATCACGATCGGGGCTAAAGGAAAATGTCCACACACGATGTTTACCTTTATAGTCAGTGCCGAAGCCCAACTCCTTTAGATCAATTTTTTCAACCTGGGGTGGGACTTGATAACTCACAATGCTGCGTAATTCTACACATTGTCTCAGTGTGATAAAATTTCTATTTTGGTCGTACTCTAGTGGAGAACCTTGGTTAGGTCTTGCCACCTGTGTATTGGTAACATCGACCAAGGTTTTAATTTCAAATGTATACATAAACTACCTATATAACATATTTATAGCCGTAAAAAAAGGGAGTTAAAAAACTCCCTTTTATAGTTACAGTATAATTTAAAATTATAGAGTAACGCTGGATGTACCGTATACACCGCTAGTAACAGTAGAAACAGCTAGGTTGAAACCGTTAACTGTGCCTAGTGCTTGAACAGCAGCTTGTAGCGCTTGAGCTGTACCAGCAGCACCTGTGCTATAGCCAAATGCATTTTCGCTAGAACCTTGGCCTAGACCAGTTGGAGCTGTTTGACCAGCAACATTGCTCAATGTACCTGTATCTTCAATAGCAAAGTTAACGAAAGTTGTACCACCAGCAACGATTGGTGTACCAATCAAAGCAACTGTAGCGAACTGGTCGATAGCAATACGGAAAGAACGATCTAAAGCACCGTCTGGTGTTGTAGCATCGCTGGTGTTTAAGTTTCCTGGAACATTTAAGTTGAAGAAACTGATTGTGGATGGACGTTGGCTAGGTGCTGCAACATAGCCGTGTACTCTTGTGATTCCTGCTGACATAATATATCTCCTTTAATCGAATATGTCCACTCCGCTCCGGAGTGTTTTTTGTAAAAGTATTTATGTCTTTTGGAAAAAAATACTTATAATGGCAGTTTAATCTTCGTCTTTAAGATCACCCTCAATGATCTTAAAAGTTTTGGCAGTTTCTTTATTGTCGCGTAGTTTGCGAATACTACGAGTAAATTTACTAGCATCGCCGCCCTTGATTGAATTGATCAGTCTGCGCTCTAGTTCGTAGGCTTCTTCTGGATTAAAATTCTCTTTGATTAGACTTAATAGGTTAATGGCACTGTCGATCACGTGGGTAGCACGAGCTTCGATGATGGCTTCACCATTTTTACGTTCAGAGATACTATTAAGTTCTTCTAGCAGACTGCGGGTGACACGTTTCAAGGCTGTTTCCTTTTGTTTCTAATATTTAGTATACACGACATTTTGGTAAAATACAACTATTGACATTTATGCTGCGACCGCACATACTCGTATAAATAAACATATCAGTAGAAACACTGATAGACAAAACTCACACAGAAAAGGAAACACAAAATGTTAACATATATTACATTAGCCCTAGCAAAACTAGGCGAAATGTTTAGCTCAAAACAAACCAGTTTAGAGCGTTTTATTGAAGCCCAGAACCCAACCAATGCTGCCGAAGTAGATCACTATATTCGCCAGTACGATCGTATGACTCGTAGTAGGAGTTATCTATGATCAGCAAAATCTTTAAGAAATCCAGCTGGTTCCTAGTAACTGCCCTAGCAATTTACGCCACACAAATGGCTCTGGCTATAGAACTGTTTGCCAATGTTAAGTAAAGCTGAGCTATGCCGGGCCAAACTATTAGAAGGGTACTACAGGGTGAGTACTCTAAATATCGCGACCACCTTAAAGCCCTGGATGCAGAATCTAGGACACTTCGGTTTGCTAATCCAGTCTCTGATCTTGTAATTGACAATTTCTGCGACGGTGTAGAAACCAAATACTACAACCACATTCTATTTGCCATTGAAGACAGTGATCTTAATTTTATTGCTGTAGGGCACATTGCCTTGGAAGAAGGTCGTAAGATGGAACTAGCATTCAGCGTTCATAAAGACTATCAAGGACAAGGCCTAGGCAATAGGTTAATGGCACGTTGTATTCAATGGTGCAGAATACACGGGTATCTTGATGGCTGTATGGTCTGTTTGCGTTCTAACAGCAAGATCCGCCACCTATGCCGCAAGTATGGCATCACCGTTGAAAACGAATGTGATGAAGCACTAGCAGATATTAAACTATCACCTGCTGACTTCGGTGCTTACCTGGGCGAGACTGTAGATACACAGCTAGGTGTGTGGGACTACTGGAGCAAGCGTGCTCTGGCAAAACCTAGTCTACTATTTTAGTCAGATTAGATTTATTACAGATATATTGCTGTATAATAAATATATAGGCAGTTAAGTTTTATACTGCTTACACAGACATTAAACACACATAAGGAGAAAAATATGTCACAATTTGAAATGCCTAAACTACCAGAAGTTAAATTCAACAAGAACGGCTACGAAATCCGCACAGACATTCTAGCAATGGCCAAAGAACTAGTTCAAAACGAGTACTCTACAAAGTTTGCTGGTTGGGAACTAACTGCCAAGAAAGATCCAAAGACTGGTCAACTTGTTAGCACTGTGGCAATGCCAGAATTTCCAGGTCTAGACAAAGTTCTTGAAACAGCAGAAAAAATGTATGCATTTGTCAATGCTGGAAATGCAAAGAAATAAATATTATTCAATAAAAATATAAAGTGGCGTAGCCATTATAATATAGTATGAAAAGAGAAAGCACCTTCGGGTGCTTTTTCTTATTCAGTTATTGGTTTAGCCGATAGATACTCGGGATA